ATGATAGGCGTAACAATGCAAGTTGTCCTATATCAAGAATGGATGTAGGAAATTTGATGATGCAATTTATTAGATTCCTAACAGATCAATCAGAGTTTGATTCATCTTGGGGTGTTAATATTGCGTGGGAATCTTTTGATACTCACACTTTGCCTAAAAATAAAAACTATTTTACTTCATCTGTTTATCTTGGAAAAGATGAAAATGATGGGGATAATAGTGATAATGGGCATCATGAAATAGAAGTGCCTAAAGCAATCATACATCAAAACAAAAGGGAGGCATCATGATTGATAGCAAACAATTCTATGTGAACATTGGTAAATGGATCAGGTTCATGAGAGAATCAAGAAAAGTGCGAGTTACACAAACTAAACTTGCAAACTATCTTGGCATTACATTCCAGCAAATACAAAAGTATGAGCATGGTGTGAACAACATAAGTGCATATAATTTGTTCAAAGTATGTAAATTCTTTGGTGTAGATTATGCAAAGCAAATACAATACTGGATGAACTGGGATGAAATTACAGGTGTTAAACCTTTAAATGACATGAAGTATTTTGGTATTGTATCATCAAAAGAAATAAGTGAGCATCCTACAATGAGAATGGATGCTGCTTATTGGATTGCGAGGAAAAATGCAGAAAAGAAAACCTAAAGCACAACCTAAAAAGTTTGTTCACAAAACTTGGAAAGAACATAAAGCATGGATTTCTGAATTTGCAGATGCAAAGATAGTATATCCATCAGAAACTAAAAGGAGTAAAAAGAAATGATGTACTCACAACATGACAGAAGATATAGACCTGATCTTGTTGGAGAGTGGCAAACATTTCATCAAAAAAATCCTGAAGTTTATGAAATGTTTAAGCGATTTACTTTCCAAGCAATAAATCGTGGACATAAAAATTTATCAGCAGAAATGATTATTAATCGTATTCGTTGGGAAACTGATGTCATGACTACTGATAAAGATTATAAAATAAACAATGACTACAAACCATTCTATTCAAGATTATTTATGGCAGAACATAAGCAATACGAAAACTTTTTTAGAAAGCGTGGTAGTCATGCAGATAATATTGATTGGAGTAGCTATGTTGTACAAGAAAGTCATTCAGCAGCTAAAGTATCGTAGGATAGCTTTACGAATAAAAACTGATGAACTTGCGTACAAGATAGGTGTTGCAGACTCTCTCATACATTCATGGGAGAGTCGCAAAAAAATTCCAAATGCAGAAAACTTTTTTAATTGGTGTAATGCATTAGAATGCCAAGTCGTAGTCCATCAATACAAGTTACCTGTAGATACATGGGAACTATCAGAAGAAAACCTAGAACATATCATTACAAACTATGGAAGTGAGGTAGATATAGAATATGAAAAAGAACAATTCATTGATTATTACAAAGCGAATGGAACAGTTGCAGCAGACTGGGATGCTCATTTTAGAAACTGGATCAGAAGATCAATCAAGTTTGCAAACAATAGAGGACAAGCTAAAGCATTCAACAATCCATATGATTCCAAGTCTATTCAAGAAAGACGCAGACGAATCTATGATGTTGCAAGTATGGGAGATAAGACAGATAATAAAATCCTCTCAATACCCAAAACAAAAAATAAATATTGATCCTATAATAATCAAGATCAAAAAGATGGCAGCAGCTTTACGTCATGCAAACAAAAAAGAAATTGCAGTTTGTATTGAAACTATTGCAAGTACATTTTCAATACAAGTGCCAAACGAATTAGGATTGCAGCAATACTTCTCTATACTCGGAAGTTATCCTGCTGCTTTCTTAAAAGATTGTATGAGTGATATTATTCGTACATTCAAATATCCAAGACTTCCCCTGCCAGTAGAGTTTGTAGATAGGATGGAAACTAACTATGAATATCATAAGGGCTGGTTGCAGCGTATTACAAAGGATATTTATACGCTTGAAGTAATGGAACAAAACGAGTATAACAAAAGAACAAAGGAGAAATAAACTATGAAAGATCGTAGAAAGAGCCTTGGTGGTAGTGATGCTAATAGAATCATGAGAGGAGATTGGCATACACTATGGCTAGAAAAAACTGGTAGGAAAGAACCTGAAGATTTGTCAGAAAACTTACCAGTGCAAATTGGTTTAGCTACTGAAGATGTTAATAATAAATTCTTCACACTAGCTACTGGTTTGCATCCTGTTAATGATGAAAATGCTAGTCTTAAAAATGTTCATCAATTTATGACAGCAACATATGATGGGGTAATCATGGAAGAAGATGTGCCTATTGAATATAAGCATACTAATTCCAACAACACTTTAGATAATTGTATCTCTACATACATGCCACAACTTCAACATTACACAATGGTTAGTGGATGTAAGTATATATATTTATCTATTATCTTTGGTAACAATAGACATGAATGGTGCAAAGTAGATGCTGATAAAGATTATATGAATAAACTTTATGGTATTGAACATAGCTTTTGGCAGCATGTTGAAAAAGATAAAGAACCTGAAAATTTAGATACTTCAGAGTTACCGAAGTTAGCTGGTAAAATTAAAATCAATGACATGAGATCAATTGATTTTGATGAAACTGGCAACAATGAATTTTTATCTAATGCAAGTAAATGGATTGAAACCAAAATTGTAGCAGATGAAAATAAAGCCCTTGGAGTAATACTCAAAGGCAGCGTACCTGATGATTGCAGAAAAGCAACAGGAGGTGGCGTGATAATTACTAGAAACAAAGCTGGTAATTTAATTCTCAAACAAAACCAAAGGAGGATGTAATGGGAAAACCACTAGACGATAGAGTCAAAAAAATACTCAAAGAACTTGGACTTGATCCTAAACAATGTTTATGGGATTGTCATGGTACTTGGGTTATGTATCACAGATACATTGAACAAGCTGGAGCTAAAAATAAGATTGAATATGATCTTACAGAGATAGAAACAAACTCTGCTGCAGGTGTTGTGTGTATCAAATGTACTGCATCAATTGGAGTAAATGGAGGAAAAGCAAAATGTATTACTTATGGAGAAGCATCTCCCAAGAATACAAAGAACTCTTATCCATATGCTATGGCAGAGAAAAGAGCAATTGATAGAGCAATACTTAAATTATTAGGATTGCATGGATTCATTTATTCAGAAGATGAGATGGATTTATCACAAACAAATAAACAAAAAATTGGGCCATCAGATGATGAAGCACTTGGTACTTTTGAGGAACAGATAAAGAATGCTGCTAACCTCAAAGTATTGAAAGGATATGGAACAATGTACAAAGTGGCTATGGCTAAAGCAAAGAAGTCAAGTCCTGCTATCTATCAGCATGTAAAAACTTTGTACGAAGAAAAACTAACACAACTACAGAATGGAAAGGATAACAATGCACAATCAGATAACCCTAATAGGTAATCTTGGTCGTGATCCTGAAGTGAAGCAAACTTCAAAGGGGGGCAAATATGCCCTCCTTTCTGTTGCAACACATAGGAAGATCAAGGGAGAAAAACAAACAGACTGGCATAGAGTAGTTTGTTGGGATGAAAAACTTGCTGATGTATTAGAAAAATATACAAAAGCAGGAAGCAAACTAATGCTGCAAGGAAGATTAACTTATCGTACTTGGGATAAGGAGGGGCAGACTATAAAAACTGCAGAGATTCATTTAGATCGGTTTGAAAGTCGGATGGAACTTCTTGATGCCAAAGGCGAGTCAAAATCCTCTCACTCTGAAGTGGAGGAGTTTGACGAGTTTAATCAAGACAAAGAGGATATTCCATTCTAATGACTAAAAGACAATTAGAAATATATAACTTCATAAAAAACTTCATTAAGGTAAATGGCGTTAGCCCTAGCTATAATGAAATAGTAAGTGGGTGTGGGATTAAAAGTAAATCCCATGCCTACACAATTGTAGATGCACTAATACAAAAAGATTACTTAAAGAAAATAGGTAATACTTCGTCAGCAAGACGAATAATAATTCATAGAGATTATCAGAAAGGAGGTCGTAAAGTATGGAAAGGATCACAAGTCTAGCATATACTATGGCAGATCATACTTTAAAACCTATCTTCCCTTTTGTAAGTGGCAATCATTACGATTACTTACGAACCAAGATAGCGTTTTATGTACAGAAGTCATGGAACAATGACATTGTTCTCCAGCAAAAAGATACTGCACATTTGATTAAGAACGAATGTTCGGAGTCTATTGATGGGGAGTAAAAGTAAAAGTAAAGGTTACAGAACAGAATATAATCTAGTTAAAAGATTTCAAGCTGCTGGTTTAGATGCCAAGCGACAGGTATTAAGTGGTGCTTTGCCTGATCATCCCCACGATATAAAAATAAACAATCCTGATTTTATAGTAGAAGTTAAAGCAAGAAAGAATGGTGCTGGATTCAAGACATTAAAAAGATGGATGGGTGCAGCAGATGCTCTTATTATGCATGAAGATTTTGAGGAAAGTTTAGTAGCGATATCATTACCAAAATTTATAGATTTACTTTTGAATAATTCTAATTATCAAAAACCATACGAATTACAAAGAAAGGAAAAACAAAAAGAGTATGAGCAAAGCAAGAGGACTTGGGCTGCTGGTAAGAGAAAAGAAATTTATCAGAAGAAAAGGGAGGCACTCAAAAAGGCCAAACAAAAGCTACAGCAAAAAAAAATATAGAGGACAGGGTCGTTAAGTATTAGTAACTTTAACTGCTCTACATTCAAACTTAATAACCATTTTGTTTTGGTTTATATATTCTTTATCCCATTCTTCTAGTTCATTTAGATTTAGAAAAGTTTGCTGCGCTACACCATATCCTGCATTAACACAATCATAGTGTGTATTAAATTGCCATCCTGATATTGTACTTGATGGGCATTGATTATTAATCATGCTGCACATATACAATACTAGGATGTACTTCATAAGAACAAACCTAGAATTAGGGCTAGAACGACCAAAGAAAGCCATACAGAGGGCTTTAGGTTTTTCCAGCATAACATACACTTAATGGTATGATTATGCATCCAGCCCCCTTTAAATGCGTTTTTCAGGTATCTTTTTAGCTCATCTATCATCTCTTATCCTTTCTAAAATTTGTGGCTACTTTTTCAGCACTTCTACCTACAGTATATCCACCAATACCTACAAGTATTATATTAAGTAAAGAGTTTTGTACAGACTCTGGTATGTTTGGAGCAGTGAATCCAAACCAATGAGCAACCATTAAACCTGCAAATGTAAGCATCATTACAGGCCTCCAGTTTCTTTGTAAGAATCCACCTTTAGCTTCTGTTTCTATAATTTTAGCAGCACCCTCTAGTTCTTTGAGTTCTCCTGCTAGAAGTTTTTCTTGTATTTTAGCTTTGATCTTTTCGCCCTCTGCTTTATTATCTATAACTTTATCTACAGTTTTAAATAAACTTCCAACAATCGGACTTATCATATTAAGCATAGTATCTCCTATTCAATATCATTATAGAATAAATGTTCTCCAATTTCAGCACAAGGAGTTTTTCCCTCTGCCCATTTTGGAGAGATTGCTTTTGTATGGTAGTGAGTAGCACCATTAGTATTGTCATCTATTTTATTTTTTGTAAAATAATATGACAGCGTTAGCGCCTTACAAAATGCATCATTAGTATAATCAAGTTCAAGAATTTTTTGCTTATTAGGATCATTGTCATTCCAGCAGCTAAACTGCCATTCCTTTAAACAAACACCTTTTATATGATCTCCATACCAAGACTTTGCTGCTACTCTATTCATGATAACATTACCTACTGCTATCATACCTTGCTCTCCCTCACTTCTTGCTTCTCCCCATAATGTTCCTGCCATTACCGAGATGTCATCAAATGTTTCCATATCCATTTCTTACTCCTTTATTAGTTTGTTAATGTGTAACTTACCTGTAGAATCTATATCTATTTCAGCTTTTACTTGCTTACATAACCATTTAATTCTATCAGGATTCGTATTTCTTTCTGCCTCACGCTTCAACTTCAAGCATTTTGACAATCCATCAGTTATCATAAACTCCATAGGATTTTCTAAATCTGCTGGTGTGAACATGAGTAATGCAAAAACAACTGCTATCTTCATTGATGTCCTCCATTTGCTCTGATTTTATCTTTTAATATTTCAATTGTACTTTGCATTTTTTCTATGTCTTTCATAGCCCTATTTAGATTAACAGCAGTATGTCTGTTTTCTTCTAGTTCTTCTTGGATTCTTTCTACTTCTCCAGCTAAATGTTCTAGCAGCATATATTGTTCTTGATCAGTCGGTAATTGTGTACTTTTTTTAAGTAAGTCTGATTCAAATAATTCTCTTGAAGTTTCTAAACTTGTTAGTCTGCCAGTAATCTCGCTGTACATAAATACAACACTAGCAACTATCATTATCAGGCCAATAAGATTGGCAATTGGCATACTTAATTTTGTTTTATCTGATAATTGTACCTGATCTTTCATTAATGTATTGTTGGGTTTTCTTGTTTCCATTCAAAATTAGTTATATCATTCATAAAATCTTGTGCATGTTGTGTACTTTTAAAACCAATAGCATGAATTACTATTTCATAAGTACCATCAGGTTTTTCTTTTATTTCAAATGAATATGGTATTGAGTAATCTATCATTTAACACCTACCCATAACTTCATTAATGTAAATGCTGCACCTAATATAGCACCTAACCAAAATACTACTTTAATACCACCTCTACCCATAGCTACTTGTTCTTTAAGTTTAGTAATATCTTTTGTATTTTGATCTATATCTTTATGAATGTGATCTAGTTTTTCATTAATATGTTTTAGAGTGATGCTGTGAACAGTTGCTTTTTTTGTAACTCTAGCCATATCATATCCTTAATATTGTAGCGAAACGCCTCTAATTCTAGCTTCTTTAGAACCACTAGCTTGATTAGCAAAATTTAATTGATATTTTAATTGCGTACCAGCAGTAACAGATAAATCATTTACTTTTGCCATCTTAATACCAGTAGCAAAGTCAGGTAAAGCTGTAAGTGTAGCTGTTGAATAGTTACTACCATTATCTGCTGATAATTTTAAAACAATATCTGTATTTAAAGTATTAGTTCCTGCATTATCTTGATAAGTAATTACTGCACCCATTTTAGAAGTTGATGCTGCTGTGATTGCATTATTTTCAAATGAACCAGTTGCATTAGTTGCTGCAGTTGTAATTGGACTTGATACTGCTGTTGAGTGTACAATTCCAGAACCATATCGTGTAATTGTTCTAGTTGGATTTGATGTAAATGTTGTACTTCCATTTGTAGTATCTGAATTTATTAAAATTAAAGTATCACTATCAGTTGTAAAAGAAGAAGTTGCTGGTGTAAAATTACCAGTATATCTTTCTATACTAGAAACTCTTAATTGTGTCATATATCCTTTAAAAGTTCTTGCTGTTAATTGTGATACTCCATAATAAAAATGAGAAGAATTATCTGCTATGTTCCCAGTATGAGTAGATTTTAAACTTCCATCAATATATTGTTTAAATGTTGTACCTGTTTTTACTCCAGCAAAGTGATGCCAAGTATCTTGTGATATTCCTATTGAACTTAATGAACCATCATTTGCTGATACTGTCCAACTACCATTTCCAACAAATACTCTAAAATCAGGCCCAGGTTCATTTAATTGAATATTATATCCATAGTGGTCTAATGCACTTCCAACAATACCTTGATATTGTTCGGAAGTATCAGTAGTTCTAAACCAACATTCACAAGTCCAGTTAGTATTTGCAGATGGTCTTGATGAGTTACTATCTATTCCCAAATAACCACTATCAGGAAAAGCAATTACTGAACTTTCAGAACTACCAGTTGTTGTACTAATAAATTCACTACTATTTCTTTCACAATTAGTTAAACTTGTAATTGCAGAACTATCTTGGAATACATCAAAAGATGCAGAGTTAGTATTAGACGCATTAAGATTTTCTTGTGTGTGTACTCTTAATCCTAATGTAGAAATATCATTGACAATTTTATTATCATCAAAAGATTGTGCGTGTTGAGATACATTAGATGCAGCAATACGAGCATCTGCAAAAGTACCAGATGTAATTTTAGATGCAGATAAGTTTGGTATATCTGCCTCTGTAAATCCACCACTAATTAAGTTTGCTAAATCTCGTGCTTTAGTCATAGGATTAAACTCCTACAAGTATGTTTGCTTCTTCTTCAGTAAGTTTTTCTCCAGCAATAAGTTTTGCTTTTGCACTATTTTTTAAATTTATTTGAGCTTGTCTATCTTCTTCTTCAGTTGGTAGTTCAGCAAGTTTTGCGTCTAAAGTAGCTTTATCAATAGGTGTTTCATCAAACCAAATAATACCCTCATAGTCATTTCCCTCTGAACCTACTTGTGCATTTGGTTTAATTGCTAATATTGCGTCTATATATCCTTTTGCCATTATTTATTCTCCTTAATTATTAAGTTGCATATTCCCAAATTACCCATCTAGAGTATGAACTATCATTACTTACAAAAACTGTTTGACCACTATGTGCATTTCTAAATTTGAATGAATAAGTAATTGCACTTGTAGTGTTAGGTGTATCATCATGTACATAAGTAATTGGGTGTTGTATTCTTTGACCACCACTACTATCGTACCAATAAGTTTCTGTGCTTCCTGCAGAATGAATATCAGTTCCAGTACCACCGATTGTTCTAGTAAGAATATATTGAAAACAAACGTCAGCACTACCACTATTCATTCTTACATTAGGTATAAAATAAATAAGAAGTTTATTTGAAGCTGAAGCAGGTGTGTAAGTGATATTGTGATTAGTTGCATCTACATAAGAACCAGAACTTGAATTTGAATAATTTGTATTATTTTGATAATAAGCAACATTTACTATTTTAGATGCTATTGATCCAAACTCTAAAGCATTTCCAGCAGTATTAACTTTTACTGCTTGTCCAGCCGATCCCAAAGATAAACCAGCATTCCATATACCACTTGCACCAGCTAAAAATAAATTCCAATGTGCTGTACTTGTAGGTGCATTACCTGTAGTTGAAGTTTTTGCAATATATGAATTACCATTAGTTGCATAGTACACAACATCATTTTTTACATATGCTGTGCCACCTGCATAATCTCCCTTGTGGGTAAAAGTAAGATTGCCTAAATTTATTGTTGCCATAATGTTTCCTTTCTATCTATTTTTTATACTAAATGCAATCCTAAATTGTTGCAATTAAATCTCCATTATTTAAGCTAAATGTAAAACCTGATGCTGAAAACAATACATCATCAAAACTAGCATATGTTGTAGCATCAATATCATCAGCACCTTGATTTGTTGTTGTAACTACTACATTATTATTAAATGGTATTGGTGTATTAGCTTGTCCACCCATACCTGAATGAGATGAACAATAATAATATAATGTGGGTGCTCCTGATGGTACTACTATAGTTACTTGTGTACTAGAATTTACTGTTACTCCAGTTGTATATGCAGATGAATTATTACTATCTGTAGAAAATCTAAATGGATGTCCTGATGGATGTGTAAATACATAAGTATTACCCTCATATAATTCTAAAGTAGGTTGTTGTTCTCCCATAATAAAATATTTATTAGCACCACCTACTGATTGTACACTTACAGTATAGTTAATAGTTGATGCTACATATGACAAATTAAAGCCATAAACTTCAGGAGAAGATGCTTGACCTAAAATAAACGCATTTCCTGCTGGATTTACTTTTAATACTTTATCTGCATTTCCTGATACAGATGATAAACCAGTACCAC